AAAAGACGGCGGGAATTGATTGCCAGTTTCTACGGCATGACGAAACACGCCGACTGTAATAAGTTGTTTAAAAAATTAACAGGCAAAGAAATGAGAAGTTTTAAAGACTTGAATGTCGCTTACAAGCCGGAGGACGGCAAGAAGCGATTCCCCGGCGTGGTGGTAAGCATCCGGGAGCTGGTAAACTTACCGATTGTAGTGAAGGATTTTGAGACCGGTATCAAGACCGAGCAGGGAGAAGACCGCTGTATTGTGGCCATCGAAGTGAACGGCGAGGCAAAGAAATTCTTCACCAACAGCGAGGAAATGAAGAATATTCTCGCACAAGTGAAAGAAATGCCGGATGGCTTTCCGTTTGAAACGACCATCAAGACAGAGACCTTCGGCAAAGGTAGAACCAAATACGTGTTTACATGAGAAGAGTTGAAGGAAGTGCCGGTGTGTCGCTGATGGAATGCACGAATCCGGTTAAAGACAAATGGCGCATCCGCTGGGATGTGCAGGAGAAAGAGGACGGCTCTGCCTCCTACATGGAAGAGGAGTTTAACCATAAACCTACCGGCGAGGAAATTCGCACATTGGTTATGTCCTGGTATAACAGACAGACTGATGCAGCTATCCTGTCCGGATTCACCTATAAGGGTGCTCCTGTATGGCTTTCTACGGAGAACCAGTACAACTATAAGGTTGCATACGATTTAGCCGTTCAGACGGGCGGAGAAACCCTACCGGTGACGTTTAAGTTTGGTTCGGATGAACAGCCCGAATACTATACTTTTACTCAGTTAGAAGAACTGAAAGACTTCTATACAAAAGCAGTAGGATTCATTCAGAAAGTTCTGGCTGAAGGCTGGAAAAAGAAGGATAAATTCAAATTGGATTTGTACCGGATTGAGTGATTGAAAATCCCCTCGGGGGTGGGATAAAAAAAGCCCCCGGCCTGTTAAGTTAAGTATAGACGCCAATCACATACTTACGCATACGCGCTGAAACCGCACAGCCGGGGGCAAATGCCCTCTGCCGCGGTTTCAGCGTTTTTTTTATACAAAATATGTGATTGGCAATGCAAATGTACAAAAATGATTGGATATGACATTATTTGAAGCACTCAAATTTAATAGGAAACCGCTTGAAATGCTTATAAGTTTAGGCGGAAAACAAGATGATCTTCGATATATAGACCTGTATTCGGAGTACGAAACGATGAAAGGCCAGGGTGAAAAGACCACTTATACAGTGGCATTCTTGGCACAGAAGTATTCAGTAAGTGAACGTAAGGTGTATGACATTATCAAGCGATTTGGAAAGCACTGCACGCTCTGTGCAGTGTGATTTGAGTAACTGACATACCTTATGCTGTCTGATGAGGCTACCTTTGCACAAACCAAAAATGAAATAGCTTATGAATAAGTATTATCAGACATTAGACAAGATACTCCAAACGGGCAAGACCCAAACCAACAAGAAAGGCTGTATCAAATACCTATTGAACGAAATGCTCATGCTGACCCCAGCTGATTTACTTGATATATTTGAATGCCATGGGATAGCCAGAAAGAAACTGAAAGAGGAATTAAAACTATTTATGCAGGGCATCCGGGATGTGGAAAAGTACAAGGAGGCAGGTATTACCTGGTGGGACTATTGTGGCCATACCCTTGTGAATAGCTACCCAACTTACTTTGAAAAGCTTCCACCCCTTATAGCCAAGATTAATCAGGAAAAACGCAACAGCAAGAACTATGTTCTGTTCCTTGGAGAGACCGGGGTGGAAAGCAACCAGGCACCCTGCCTGAGCCTTGTGCAGTTCCAGATTGATGAGGGGGAACTGGTATTATCCGCATACCAGCGCAGTTCTGATGCCAACCTTGGGCTTCCGGCTGATATTTATCATCTTTATCTGATGGCAAGACAGGTGGAACTTCCTTTGAAATCCATAACTCTTAACCTTGGGAATGTGCATATATATGAAAATAACATTGACCAGACTCTGGAACTGTTATCCGGAGTTGAAAATATTAAATTTGAATTGAACGTATGACGAAAATGAATCTGTCGGCACCGCTGCCATTTGTGGGCCAAAAAAGAATGTTTGCCAAAGAATTTATAAAGGTATTGGACCAGTTTCCTGATGATACCGTTTTTGTGGATCTGTTTGGTGGTTCCGGACTTCTTTCGCATATAGCCAAAAGAAGCAAGCCCGATGCTACTGTTGTCTACAATGACTTCGACAACTACCGGTTCAGACTGAAAAATATCCCACAGACAAATAAACTGCTTGCCGATATTAGGGAGCTGGTGGGTAATTCGATACCCAAACATAAACCAATTAAAGGGGAACTTAGAGAACGCATTTTTAAACGTATCGAGGAAGAAGTACTAAATGTTGGGTACGTGGATTTTATAACCTTATCATCCTCACTAATGTTCTCCATGAAGTATAAATTGTCTGTAGCCGAAATGCGCAAGGAAGTCCTTTATAACAACATTCGCAAGACCGGTTATCCGGAGTCTTCTGACTACTTAAAAGGGCTTGAAATTGTATCATGCGACTACAAAGCAGTATTCAACCAATATAAGGATGTTCCCGGAGTCGTCTTTTTAATTGATCCGCCTTATCTTTCCACTGATGTTGGTACGTACAATATGTATTGGCGCTTGTCTGATTATTTGGATGTTTTAAAGATACTCGAAAAGCATTCCTTCGTTTATTTCACATCCAATAAATCCTCCATACTTGAACTGTGTGAATGGATTGGAGCAAACAGAACCATTGGCAATCCTTTTGAGGGTTGTACAAAAAAGGAATTCAATGCCCACATGAATTATTCTGCCGAATATACAGACATGATGCTGTATAAGAAACAGGAAAAATTAGTTCATAAAACAGCTGCTTAGCACTGAACAAAGATACAATTTTTCAAGCAGAAGGCCAAACTTTTGAGCCTTATTTTAATGCCGTTATAAAGCCATTTTTTATGAAATTATAAAGCCGAAACAGAGGTCATTACAAAACTTTTGTTTCGGCTTTTTGAGTGTTGCGCGCTTTCCTTTTTTGAACGCTTCGTTTTGTCCTTTTCCCTGAAAATCGAACGCTTCGTTTCGGATTCTGCGGAAATTTTGATTTGCGGATTATAATGGATTGAAAAAGGTACGTCTGAACGATGATGAAATAGAAAAGATTGTCGGTACATTCCAACGAAAAGAGGTTGTGGATGATTTTTCAGTAGCTGTTACATACGATGAGATTAAGGAAAAGGGATATTCTCTTTCTGCTGGGCAATACTTTGATATAAAGATCGATTATGTAGATATTACAGAAGAAGAGTTCAATGCTCGTATGACAAATTACAAACAGACGCTTGCCGAGCAGTTTGCCGAGAGCCACCGCTTGGAATCTGAAATAATGAAACAGCTGGACAAATTGACATTTAACAACTAAAATTTAAAAGAAACGTAAATATGGGACAGTTATATAATATTTATTGTGATGAAAGTTGTCATTTGGAGCATGATGGCGAAAGCGCAATGGCAATAGGTGGCGTATGGTGCCCTCAAAGTAAGAAAGATGAAATATTCCATCGTATACGTGAAATAAAGGAAGAACATGGTCTAAGTAAAAGCTTTGAAATTAAATGGAATAAAGTTTCTCCAGGACAACTTGACTTTTATATGGATATTGTCAATTATTTCTTTGATAATAGTGACCTCCATTTTCGTGTATTGGTTATCCCAAACAAACAAGAATTAAAGCACGATTTGTTTAGCCAAACCCATGATGACTTCTACTATAAGATGTACTTCAATATGCTCAAGACTCTATTTGAACCTGATTGTGAGTATAATATCTACATAGATATAAAGGACACAAGAGGCCAACGCAAGGTAGAAAAACTGCACGAAGTTCTATGTAACAATCATTATGACTTTAATAGAAACTTGATATGTAAGGTGCAGCAAGTTCGTTCTGAAGAAGTTGAGCTGGTGGCATTGGCTGATTTGCTTATAGGTGCATTATCCTATGTTCATAGAGGTAAAAACACTAGTGAGGCTAAATTGAAATTGATAGAACGCATTAAGGAAAGAAGTGGCTATAATCTGATGTCCAGCACTCTCTATCGTGAGAATAAATTTAATATCTTTGTTTGGAGAAGTGGATATGGACAATAATGAATACTTCAATCTGCCAGCCTTGATTGAATTGAGTGAGTTTGGTGGAAATTTTCATAAATATCTTGAGGCAGTCTATGAGTGTTTCAAGCAGGACTTTATAGCCAAACGTCCTATTTTTAGAGGAATGAGGTTGGGATTAAAGAAATATCCACTATCGCAAGATAAGGAAGCAACTTTTTGGCACATGACTTCTGAGGGTGAAGATGAAGCAACCAGAGAACCCGATTTGCGACGTATGGAAAGAATCAAATGGCCAGCTCCAATGATAAACCGGTCAGAACATCCTTATCTGAAGGTATGGGAAAACACTCGTGGAAACAAGACTAATATTCTTATTTTCCATGAAGATGAGGACTATTTGATCGTATTGCGAAAAGCAAAGGACTATATTTTACCTTGGACTGCCTACTTAGTAACCTATAAATCGCGAAAGGAGAAACTTTTGAAAGAATATGAAGCCTATAAAAAAGCAAGGAGCGATAAGAATATCGCCCCCGTTTCTCCTTCAACACATGGTTGCTGAGATGATGCAAAGATAATGCTATTCCTGCGCATTAGCAAGAGTCACCTATGATTTTAACGTATTAACGACTAAATTGTTTCGGGCTGTATACAAAATGACTACTATGGATAAGCTGAATGTGGATAAATGTAAGGATAGAATCTTGAAATGGCACAAAGACTTTAGCCGGTATTCAAGATTGGACGGTAGCGGCCTATAACTGTTGGCTGATAATCTTTGCAATAGAATAGCTACAGAAAAAGAAGTAAACCATCTGCTTACTTGGATATTTGATTTTGTGGAAAATGACCGAATGCTTTTTACTTTACAAGAAAGTGTGCCGTACCTATTTTTACAGATATCCGAAAGTAGCGGACTTTTATATTTTGGAATATCGCAAGGAATATGATAGAGAAAGCTTAAAGGATACGCAATACGAATACCTGCTTGAGGGGGGATAAAGAATTATATGAAGAACAGAATTATGAAATTGAAAAAATATAAATTGGGAGAAATCCTTGATGTTACAAGAGGTACAAGTCTTTGTGGCAAGTTTTATGCCACTAAGGGTGAATACATTCGTTTGACTTGTGGTAATTTTGATTATCAGAATAATTGCTTTAAAGAGAATAAGTCCAAAGATAATCTTTATTATATCGGTGAGTTTAAACCTGGGTTCTTAATGGAGAAGGGTGATATTATCACTCCTTTGACCGAACAAGCAATAGGTTTGCTTGGTTCTACTGCTATTATTCCTGAAGGCGGTAAATATATTCAAAGTCAAGATGTAGCTAAGATTATTTGCAAGGAAGACTTATTAGACAAAAATTTTGCTTTCTATCTAATCTCATCTGCTTTGGTTAAGCAACAACTAAATGCAGCAGCCCAACAAACAAAAATTCGTCATACTTCGCCAAATAGAATCAAAGATTGTACCATATGGATTCCTGAATTAACTGAACAAAAGCATATTGGCAAATTGCTTTGCAGTCTTGACCACAAAATAGAACTTAATAGAGCGATAAATCAGAATTTAGAGGCGATGGCAAAGCAACTCTATGATTACTGGTTTGTTCAATTTGATTTTCTTGATGAAAATGGAAAGCCGTATAAATCAAGCGGTGGTAAAATGGTTTGGAATGAAAAGTTGAAGCGGGATATTCCTGAAGGATGGAATAATGGTACACTTATAGACATTGCCAATATAACAATGGGGCAATCACCAGACGGTACCAGTTACAACGAAATAGGAGAAGGGATGCTCTTTTATCAAGGAAGTACAGATTTTGGGATGAGATTCCCGTCAGTCAGACAATATACAACGGCACCCTCTCGATTTGCAAAGAAAGGTGACATACTGATGAGTGTGCGAGCCCCTGTTGGTGCCGTTAATATAGCAAACAATGACTGTTGCATTGGACGGGGGTTATCAGCACTTAATTCAAAAATAGGTTCTATAACACATTTGTATTATATACTCAATGATTTGAGAATTGCATTTGATCAAAGGAATGCAGCTGGTACAACATTTGGCTCTATTACTAAAGAAGATCTATATAGCCTACCCATTGTTATTCCCGCAAAAGAGGTTATAAGTGCTTTTGACAAGATTTGCTCGCCTATGTTTGATAGACAAATGCTTTTAGGTGAAGAAATTGATACTTTGATTAAGCAGCGCGATGAACTTCTACCACTCTTAATGAACGGTCAAGTGTCGGTAAATTCTGATTTATCTGTTCACTGAGCTGGATTTTATAGTCAAGATTCAAGAAAAATGTGCCAATGCTTTCCTCTGAACAAGAAAGTGTTGGCATTTCGTATCTTAGAATTTGCTCTTTATCTCCACGAGGCATTTTACTTCCTTTGACTCCTTGCATTACATAGTCGAAAAAGGAATCTTGAAGTAGTACGGCATAAAGGAAACTTGGCGAATGTCCTTCTTTGGCTCTAAAAACCAACACGTCAGAGGAAGCTCCACCATCTATGTCTGCAAACCAAACCTTTTTAAGATAAGGTCTGATATTTGCTATTAATACATCGCCACGTTGATAGCGAGTAAGACAACACGGCTGCGGCGGAAGATTAGTTGCAATTTCCCGTCCTTTTTTGTTTTGTAATATGCAGTCTGTAGTAACATATTCATGTAAAGCAATATCATTACTACTAATTTTGTCGGTTACGTAATCTGCGATTGATGATAACTTAGCCATTACATCCATTTTTAGATGCAAAGTTACGTATTTCCAGGCAGAATCCGACAAGATTACTTATCCCAAGTATTTTTTATGAGCCAATTTTACATTGTTTTGGTTTACAATAGCATAATGCAGTGTAGTGTCGATAACACATTTGCAGGTACAACTATTATTATTATCTTTGCACCAACTTAATAGTCAAGAATATGAGAGGTGCAATCTATTCACGTGTTTCTACCTTAGACCAAGATTACAACAGGCAGACCAACGAATTAAAGGAATATGCCAAATATATGGGCATAGAGATAACCCATGTCTTTGAAGAAAAGGAAAGCGGTTTTAATGATGACAGACCAGAGTTTGCCAAGTTAAAGGAACTGACCAAAGATGATATTGATATAGTTTTGGTTTGGGAATTATCAAGACTTAGCAGGAGGTCGCTCTATCTCCAACAGCAGATTGAATATTTCACAAAGAAAGGAATATGCGTTTATGCCAAGAAAGAGAATCTTAGGACATTGGACGAGAAAGGAGAGGAAGACAGGAATACCAAATTCATCATTGGCATAATCGCCATGATTGCAGAGCAGGAAGTGGCTACCTTCAAAGCACGAAGCCTTTCTTCCAAGAAGAACAAGATTCTTAAAGAAGGGAACAGCTACACATACAAAGCCCCTTATGGCTATGATTACAGCACAGAAACGAAGAAACTAAGCATCAATGAGGAAGAAGCCAAGACTGTCAGACGAGTTATAGAACTCTCTGCCAACGGTTATTCAAGTGCAAGGATAGCCCTCATTCTGAATGCAGAGAACATACCAACAAGGAGCAAGACCAAAATATGGACTATGGGAACAATCAATTCCATGCTGACTAATCCTGTCTATAAGGGTGAAGCTGAATATATGCTTAAAGGTACTGAACCCAAGAAAGGCAAGAGATATAAGAGACCCATTGAAGTTGCCATTGTCAAAACTCCTGCCATTGTCTCTGCTGAATTATATGACCTTTCAAAGGAGAAGATGAAAGGTAGGGCTATCAGAAGCAAGAGCACAGGTGTCAAGCACTTTCAATTACTAAGAGGGCTGATTTATTGTCCTTACTGCAAGATTAAATATACCTATGAGGGTGGCAGGGACTTATATGTCTGCCATGACAAGCACATGAAACCCAAGAACAAGTCTGCCTGTTTCAGCAAGGCTATCAAAGCTGCAAGAATAGAGAAGATTGTTTGGGAATTGGTAAAGCTGCTGTTCTCACAGGAATTAGCCACAGGCAAAGCCCAAGAGCAGGAAGAACCGTTAAGACAGGAGATTGAAGCCCACAAGAAGCTGCTCATGGGCATAGAGGAGAAGTTGAACGATTTGACAGCGCAAGCCAATGCCATAGTAAATGCAGCGATTGACATCAAGCGTGAAATGCCCAATATGCCAGACTTATATATCAACAAGATAAGAGAGGCTGCATCTTTAGACAAGGAATCCAAGAAGTACCAATATGAGAAAGACAGACTAAACAAACTTATCCTGTCCTGTGAGAACAAGATTAAGGCTATCAATTCATTATCCAACGAGAAAGTTCTTGTGGATAGCATTACTGATGATATGGAACGCTACGAGTTGATTCACAAGGTTATTGACCACATGATTATATATGGTGAAGATTCTGCATATTCTTTGGTGGTGGTAACTTTCAAAACAGGACAGGAGGTTTACATTGGCTACAAGTCAAAAGGCTATCAATACTATACGATATTCTATCCCTCGCAGAGTGTTTGGGTTGATACAGAGAAGCGATTGGGCTGCATCATGACAATGAAAGCCCCCAAGTCTTTAGAACTCTCATTGGAAACCATCACTAAGGAATATTCCATTACAGACTTTATAAAGATGTTTGATATTCCAAAGAACAGACATTATTATGAGAACCACTAAATCACTCATACCTTTGTAGAATTAAATAGTTACATGCAATGAATCCAATAGACAAGTTTACCAACATAGATGCAGTTTACCCTACAACTGACGCAAGGGAGGAAGATATAATATTAGATTATGTTTGGGATTTTGCCCTGCTGATACATCCAGCAGAACCTAAGATTATAGATGAAAGGTTTGCATTGGAGGGCACTCATGCCATATCCACCTTTAAGAAAAGATACAACGAACGGCTGATTAAAATGCCTCTTACCTATAAGGATTATAAGAATGATATAGAAATCAAGAAAGCCATATCAGCTTTACAGTTGGATATTGATAAGTTCTGGTTTGCCATACTGTTTATATGGGACTATGTGGATGGTGAGTGCTGGCAAACATTTGAACGTAGCGATTATCCTGCCAATGAAGTTAGCAAGCTGCTTCAAACCATAGCCCAATATGAAGAGAATCCCAATGCCAACCCATTGACTGAATACATCACTTTTAAGGAAGAATTGTCTTTGTCCTTGCAAGTAAACGGTAAATCCATACATACCATAGAGACAGCCAATGCCATCAAGTTTATTATGAAATGCTGTCAAGAACATTTTGATGATTTAAGACTAAAGAATGAATTTGATGTAGCGCATCTTAATGATAATATTGAAATGGTAAGCTACTATCCAACCAAGAAGCAAACAACGGCAAGCGCGACCAAGAGGATATGTCTCTTTGCCCAGAGATTCCAACTGTTCTTTGATACCCTTTCACCTGCATTCTCCAATTACAGGAAAGGTGAAAGGAGCGCATATAATGTAACTTTCCTAATATCACAGCTTGTCTATCTCACAGGAATATCAGATAATGAAGACTTCCAAACAGACAAGCGAACTTTAAAAGGATATTTAAGCAAGAACAAGAATATGAATTGGGATGTGCATAACAATATCTACTAATAATCAATATATTATATAAGGGAGAGTAGCTTCTCCCTTAATTTTACTCTCGCTACTCCTCCTGCCCCCTATCTATCTTTGCAGCGTCAAAGGAACAGGACTTGTAAGGCAGACAAGTAAAGAGAGAACCAATTTCACTAAAATTTTACTCTCTCTTAATCTTCTCCAAAGTTCCCACCTTTGCAGCGTAATCAAAAAGCCAAGTGCGCATAGGTTTGACGGTTACACAGAACATTATTAACAATTAAAATTTAAAGAACAATGAAGAAGATTTATTTAGATGTTAAGGTTGTAGCTAATAATGAAGTAAGGAATGTAGCTTTCGCACAAGGCATTAACAGAACCATCAACTTAAATAATGTAGAGAAGATTTTAGCCATAATGAAAGTCAAGGGTTACAGAAAGGCTGAAATGGTGCAGGTAATCAAGGCTGAGGAAGCAATTAAAACAGGAGATATTGTTTTAGTTGACATTAACGGTAAAGAGATTGCCCCATCAGAAGCAGCCAACTACTTCCTTGTCGTGGACGGACAGCACAGAACTGTCGCTGCAAGCCTTTATAATGAATGGGCAAGAGCTAACAAACAAAATGAAATAGTAGTACCAGCCATTATTGTAGAGTTGCAGGATGAAACTATCGCAGAATACATTAACGACATTAATATCACCAAGAAAGAATGGGGTACTCCAGACTATGTGCGTGGTGCAGCCAACATCAATCCAGAGAATGAGTTCTTAAAACGATATAATGAACTTATAAAGAGCGAGAACAATCCCAACGGTTATCCCATATCAACATTAAACCTTATCTTCTGTGGCAGCAACAATGCCATATCCAAGAGCGACTTCTCACTATTATGTTCTGGTAAAGAGGAGAAAGGCAAGAAGACCAAGAAGCCAATCATCCCTGCACATAACATGGAAGTAGGAAACAAGTTCATTAAAATCTGCAAGGATAAAGGGTTTAAAGATGTGGATATAGCCAAGAGATACTTAATTACAGAGTTCAATAACATCAAGACTACAACTTCCAGCGTTGATGAAGCATACAAGATATTCCAATCAATAACTTCCAATGACAGAGCCGCAATGTTCAATTCAAATGGTAATCTGGATGAAAACTTGGTAATATTGCAATTTGAGAAGATTAAGAAAAGACATAATGCTAAGGCAAATAAAACCACTATTGTTATTCAGCCATCAAGTACCAAAGAAGAAATGACAGATGAAGCTACTGAAGATATACCTTATGCAGAAGTTGAAGAAGCAGAAGATATGATTGGAACACCCTTTGGGTTGCTAAGAAAGAAGTAACCCCGTTCTCCAATATAGTTCTTAGATATTCTGAATAGCATAAAGTCTGATTCTTAAATGTGTGGTCTTATCATTAGTTCCCCATTCATGGAATTACTATATTTACAGTACCACAGACAGATAATCCCACCACACAGATTGACGGACTACAAACTATTCAGAATATCTAAAATGGAAGAATTTACCTATGAACAGATAAGGGCTAAGGCTCTTAAACAGGGAATAAAAGATAACAAGGTTCACATTGGATTGTGGGCTAATCTTAATAACTATCTAAAGACAAGGAGAAAGAAGAATGGAAAGGTTACTACCTATTATATTGCATTGCAGAAGTTGGCTTACTGACAAGATAAAAATTGAAACTGAGAGATTCATATTGTCAAATCTTTTGGGCGTGCTTATTCACTTTTTGCCCCGTGCCTAAACACCCCATCTCTACACTCCTACACTACATTCCAATAAGACCTATGCAATGTCCTAACGGACACCGCACAGGTAATCTGTAAACTGGGAGTGACTAAAATCAATGATATGTGGATTTATAACAATCATTTCTATAACAAACTGAGCGAACTTAGGAAATCCAACAGATTAAGTTCCTCTAAGATGAGATTCTTACTAAAGACCAACCAAATCATTTTAATCAAACATATTGAGCGATTGCCTTATGAAACTACCATTCAAGGAATATACAGTAATGAGCAACAATCTGATTCAGAAGTTGGGTTGTGCTGATGTTTACAGGACATACGTGTTACTATTGACAGCAGACAAATATACATTGACTACTGACACTACAATAGACCAACTTGCATCATTCGTTGGTGATAAACCTGCCAACTATAAAGGTGGTAAGAGTTCCAAATCATTCAATGACAAGTTAAGAGCCACAGGGGAAGTCAGCATACAGAATAAGGACAGTGGCAGGAATGACAGGACTTGGACAGATTATATATTCTTTCCTGTCAGTTTTGGGCATTACAGAAGAATCAACAGAGAGTTTTACGATTCATACAACAATACTCTGGATTTAAAACTAAGAGGATTCATCCTTAAATTGTTCAGTGCAGCAGAACCACACAGCCATACTATTACTTTACCTGTAAGGAGAATGAAAGAACTAATCCATATGGGACATGGTACTATCTCCAACTATATAGAGCAACTAAGGGATATGGACTTATTGGATGAAGTTGGAGATACAATCATATTAAAAGCCAAAGGTTTGCTTATAGACCTACCCAAAGATAAATATGTGGAGGAAGTGAAAGCTGCCTTTGAACACATGATAACATTTAACGAGAACAGAGGAAAACCCATTTCAAGGGAGTGCATGATTTATAAGAAGTACAAGGAGAATAACTTTGAGGGAGTTAAGAATATGCACGCTCTTATGAAATCATTGTCAAGTGGATTGGTAGGCAGGAAGCAGGAGGTAAAGAACAAGGAGGAACTTCCAGATTTATACCTATGAATCAGTCTAAGCAACCATCAATAAGCGTACCATTGGCAGCATTTCCAATTCTAAAGAGTTATGCACGAGACACCCCTACCCACATAAACACCCCCTCATGGCTCTTAAATAAAAAGAATGCTTTAGAAATGCAGTCTGATAACTGACAGGAATAAGCATTCTTATTAATCCAAGAGTAGGCACGATGCACTATTACCATAGCCAACCATTAATTTACTAATGCTCCTCATTTCCTTTGAAAGAATCTTTAGGGAAAGACATAGAACAGCCTAAGATGCAAGCGAAGAAATTCACTTGTGTTTTAGGTTTGTTCCTATTAAATCCATTCAATCAATAACCATTTAATTCAATTTCATTATGAG